GGCGATACTTGTCACGAATGATTGCGCCACCGAGTATCCACCCGGCCCGGCAGAGTTCTTGGCGCGGTGTTTGAAGTAATGCCGGGTGGCGGTAGCAAGTCCTGAAAGTGCTTTTGTGTTTCCAGTTACGGATACCGGAGTGGCCCCTGTGAATGCCGAACTCGTGGAGACTAGAACATCAAATTGGCTTGTATCCTCTCCGCCCCAACTTGTAGGATCTGGCAGAGATAGGGTAGCGCCACTACTGCTAATGCCGCTAGCAGAGGCGCTGACCGGCGTTGCCGGTGCAACAATCGGCGTCGTGATCGTGTTTGTCGGGGACCAGCCGGAAGCGCCCGCTTCATTCGCCGCATAATGCCGCTCATAGTATGCCGTATTTGGAGAGCGGCTCCCGAGAGTTAGCGTGTTGCCGATGACAGAATATTGCTCAACAGCCGATGCGAATGTTGCCGATGTTGATACTTGCACCAGGAAGTCGCTTGTGTTATCGCCACCCCAATCTGCCGGGTCTGGCCAGGCGAGCGTGAACCCGCTTCCCGTTACCGCAGATTCAGTAGATGCCGCTGGCGTGCTTGGCTTTTGAGTAATGCGAGGCAGCACCATGCTGACCGTCACGCTCGTGGGACCACCAGCACCAGACGTGCCCGTGTTGCCCATGTTGCCGACCACATTCAGCGACTTCGTGCCGTCAGCGTCGTGGGTGACCGTCGTTGAGCCTGAATCAATAAGCGTCGACTTATAACTAGCCGTTCGCCAGTCGAATGAAAATGACCCAGACCACTTAGTTGAGCCATCAACAACAACAGAGTTTCCTACGACCGAACCGTTAAACGAGGAGTACCAACTCGTATTGTCCTCAATCAGATACAGCCACCACGACACAACAGACGTGTTAGCCGCAACATTCGGTGAGGACTCGCTTACATTAAGGCGGAGAGTGCCGCCCGCGCCAGTTGAAGCATCAGCCATCAGACAGCCACCGTTCCTAGTCCTGCGTGCGCGTCAAGACCCGCACGACGCGCGGCCCGAGTGACAATCAGATCAAGCCGATATGGCCTGCTCCCGTTGTATTGGTCAGAGAATAGGGTCATGGGCTACGCCTGCCAAACCGCGAACAAATCGCCGTCATTCCCGAATGCTGCGGTAGGCGCGACGGTCCCGTCATAGATCTTGCGGCCGTTGAGCGTGGTCGCGTCGATTGCGTCAGGCTGACCGGCTGGCTTCCATGCCGTCCCGTCCCACTCCTCTGAGTAACCGAGCGTGACGTTGAAGCCCTGCTTGCCGAGCCTCGGCGAGGCCGGGCGGCGCGAGGTGGTCCAGAAGCCGTTAGCGGTTCCCATGTAGGGTCGGCGGTCGGTGATGTCTCCCGCCGAGATAGAAGCCGCCGAGGCCGCGACCGCGACGCGGGCCAACTCCATCTCATAGATTCCCGCGTCAGTCTGTGTGAGAGCCGGAGCGACCGGCGAGGCGAGCGGCGAGCCCTTCAGGACCGTCGCGATGACCGAGTTTGCCGTGGGGTCCAGCCGGAGGATGATCAAGTCGATTCGGGGGTTGGCCCCGCCCGCGTCGACCGCGACGCTCAGAGCGGCATCATTGATGTACACGTGCCCGCGAACGTATCCAAAACCAGGATTGACGGTGAGCGCTAGGCCGGTGTCCGGAGTGACCTTGAGTTCATCAACGTCGCTTCCGGCCCACACGCCAGAATCCTGAAGCCTCTTGAACAATTCTGAGTATTGGGTCTCTGTCGTGTTCGCATTATCAAACGGATATGAACTCTCAGCCATGATTCGCTCCTTCCATCATTTCTATTGTACGTGCTTTGGTCATGCGACCTTCACCGCCTTGATCGTGCCGGTCATCCGATCATCCGTTCCAAAACCAGGCGGGCCTGCCCTGACGCCCCCAATTGAAGCGTTGCGCCGCTGTTTTGTCGCACGGAGATTGAGACCTCGGTCCCTGCTGTGAGGTAGACCGCGCCCACCACAAAAGGCGCACGCATCGTCACGCCGGTCGGTGCCATTGTTAGCCCCCAATCGGAGTCCTCCGCCCGATCCGTCTCCCAATAAGCGATCCGATAGGTGCCGCTGGCGTTACTCTGCCAAGACGAGTGGAAGAACGCGCGGTAGTAACCGTCTGTCGGGACCTCGATGTAGCCCGAAGCGTTGACGGTGAGGCTGAGTGGGTCGTAGTAAGCGGTTGGCCACGTCACGAGAGTGGCGATGTTGGTGGGGATGCTCAGGGTGGTGGTGCGTACTGCCATCCAGATTGCTTGCCATGTGCCCACGAGCGCGGCGTCAACCTGACCCTTGGTCGCCACGTCACCAGCCGCAACGCCGTTAGCGGCCTTGATGCGAGCGCTGGCGTCACGCTTGGCAAGAGTGTTTGCTGTTGCCGCTGTAGCACCTAGCGCACCATCTGCACTCGTAGCGAACAACTGTGCCGCCGTCTGTGCCGCATCTGCGTAGGCGGTATCTGCTTGTTGATACCACGGCTTCCACAGGCCCGTGTTATCGCCCATACGAACCCACACATCACCCGTGTTCTTGTCGTTGTAGCGCTGCACCGTTCTGTAGTCGAGAATCCTCACAGTTTCTACTGTTGCAAAACCCGTAGTCGGCCACCCGCTATGTGGCCCGAACGCAAACACCGTGATCCCCACTGGAAAATCATCAGGCGTGCTGAGGGCGGTATAGGGCGCAGAGTCATACGCAAAGGTGAAAGACCTATCAGCCGCTGTAGCGAACGATTCAGCCGCCGTCTGCGCACCGTCCGCCGCCGCCTCGCTAGATGCCTTTGTCGCCGCATCCTGGGCCGCTACTGGGTCTGTGAACTGAGCCCGCCCGCTCGCGTCGCGGAGAGCCAAAGTGCCTCCGGTCGGCGACACGTCGGTGGTTGTGGTTAGCGAGTTCACCTCAAGGTTGGAGATCCTCTTTGAGGCTTGCTCCTGGTTCGCGATGATCTTGGACTCAAAGTCAAATCCAGTCGGCTCGCCGATGGTCGCGCTGGTCACAATCCCGTCCGGCGTGAGCATCACGAGAGCCTCAGAGACAACGGCAACTAGCGGCTGGTCATCCACGATCACCTTCACGAGGTCACCGAGGCGCCAATGGCGCCCGTAGTCCATCGTGCTGTCATTCGTCGGCGCGACCGAGAGCGAGGTGATCACGTGGCCATTCTCGGTCACTACCGTGTCACCCTCCAACTCCAAGTCGGCGAGCAACTCAGCGTCGCGGCGATCCTTGAACCGCTCTGGCTTCCGACCCCAGTCAACCTCCGCCGCGAGGCTCTCCGCAGTGGTCCTCTGAACCACCATCCGGTCCTTGCCTTCACCCTGCCCGGCAACCAGCGCCCGGGTCGCGCTCGGGGCTGCAAATCCATACGCCGTAGAGTCCAATTGATCATTCTCAATGTTCATCACGATGGTATTGGACTTGTCAACCGGCTCATAGACCTCAAACCAGATCTCGGAACCGTTCTGGACCATGTCAAATCCGACACCGCCCTGGACCCCGAGTTCATTGAGGAGTCCGCCAAGGACCTTAAAGCGAGCCCGCCCGGAGACCGCTCCGCCCCTCCCGAGGTCGGCGGGGTTGAGGACTACACCCGGAACAGCCCGAGAACCCAACGAGGAGCCACTGACGATGTTCGCCGCTACATAGTCCCGCATAACGGTCTCCGCGACACCGGAGCGCACATCATACGCCTTCGCTTGTGCACTCGCGACATTCGCCGGATCTCCATAGGCGAGAGCGTCGGCGAGATGGATGTTGTCATCCGAGCCCATGAATGTGAAGCCGCCAATTGGGTCCCCAGCAGACTCGCTCTTGACCCAATTCGTGACCGGCCCGGAGAACAGCACGCCATAGTTCGGATTTGCCGGCACGATCACGCCGCTGATGAGGCTCGGCGCGGAGTCCTCCACGCGGCCTCGGATGACGATGCCTCGGCCCGGTTGAGCAAGGAGCGGCACAGCGTTAGACTCTGCGGGAAGCGCTAGGGCAAAGGAGCCCACGTTGCGGTATCGCTTAATGAATTGAAGTTTGTCAATGTCATCAAGGTTGACGGCTCCGATGCGCCCAAGATTGACTGAGCGAATCTCAATTGTGATATCCTTGATCTCCATCAGAACACCAACTCCCGCTTGGGGCTGAACACAAGCGCAATCCGGGAGTCAGAGGTGACATTTGTCATTTCTACAGACACAACTGAACTCCCGCTCGGGATAGCAAAGAAGCGGAAGAAGTCGCCGAGATTGCTGAACACGGCCTCATCACCATTTTGGTCATATACCTTTTTGTTGATCGTGTCGATGATGATAATCTCGCCCGCCGCGATGACGGCGTTGTACGGGATCTCAGAGCCATCGGCAAGCGATACAAGGACCGTGTCGGCAGGTCCGGTGAAAGTCCAGACCGGCTGGACTGCGACATCTCCCGGATTCTCCACGGTCGCCGAGCCGAGTGCTTGAGAGGACGACAATTGCATCTGCGAGAGCGGCGCGTCAAGGATCAGGCCACGGCCTTGGTTGGCGGACTTGAACACGTATGAGACTGCCGTCTCAGCGGTCCAGTACGGGTCCGGCGCGACTAGCGCAAGCGCCCACCGCGCCATGGTCTCTGCGTCGGTGTCAGAACTCCCATACTGCGGGTCGGCTCCTCCGGCATAGTGGACGCGCGTGAACACCCGCTCGCCGTCCGGATAGGTCGCTACCAACTTGGCTGTGGTCTTGTGGTCATGGAGGAGCCGGGTGAGCGCTCGCATGCGGTCCTCAATCTCCTGGCGCTCCGCTCCAAAGATGACCAGAGGCAAGTCGATGTCGCGAGATTGTCGCACCGTCCTGCGATGCTGGGAGCCGCCCCGGACGCTCTCCCTCATGTACACTTTTGTCGGAGCAACTCCAAAGCCCTGTCGGCCCGCCGCTTTGAGGTAATCCTGGACCGAGCGACCGCGCAGTTCAATGACATTCCCGGCATTCTCCAGGGTCCATTTCAGCGCGGTCATGCTGCCCACCCAGGAACCGTTACACGGGCACGTCGCATTGCTCGCATCAGTTCATCCTCTCCGCTAATCTGCGCCGAGCCCGGCGCGGCCTTGTAGTCAAAGTTGAACTGCCGGGCATCCGTACTTCCGCCGCCCACTCCTCCGCCAAGCATACTCCCGTTCAAAGCGGCAGGGATGCTTACATTCATCCCGCCGAGGAGCCCGTGGAGGTTCCCGACTTGAGACTGGATGCCGGACATGAGGCCCTTCATAATCAACTCACCATTCTGCTCAAGTAGGAGTGCATCGCGCTTGGGCGGACCCTTCCATCCCACGATCTTGTCGGTGAGGTCTGTCAAAGTGTCCTTGACCCTACCAATCGTGTTCTCAATTCCTTCTTTGAGGCCGTTGATAATCTTCGCTCCAGCATCTTTAAGCCAGGTGCCGGCATTTCTGAAAGCGTCAACAACCTTGTCCTTGATCGTCCCGATGAAGTCGAGAGCCTTTTGGAGCGGCTCTTCAATCTTGTCCTGAACCGTCGTGAAGATGCCAGAGACAATCCCGGTGAGCGTGTTCCATGAGGTAGTGATCCTGTCAACTACCCATCCGACAACTTCCTTGATCTTGGACCAAATCGCACTAAACACTCCGGTAACGAAATTGCGCATCGTCTTGAATACGCCGATGACGAGATTGACAACCCTGCTGATTGGCGGCTGGACATTCCTCTGGAACCACTCCACGAACGATTCAATCAGGTCCCAGACCGCATTCCAAACGGCGCTGACTACCGCCCACCATAGGTTGAATATTGCAACCACAAGGTCAACAACGGCTTGGATGAGCGGCGCGACATTCTCATCCCACCAAGTCAGGAACGATTTGATAACATCCCAGACCGCATTCCACGCGCCAGTTACGGATTCCAGCCAGACTTGGAATGCGTCCACTATCCAATCGATGACGGATTTGATCGCTGGCCATACAACATCCGTGAACCAGTCGATGACCGGCTGCACAATAGCCATGAAGGATTCCCACGCGCTACTCGCTCCCGAGGTCGCCTCATCGGTGGAGGTGAAGAATGCCTTGACCTTGTCGATCACCCAGCCAATCCCTTGAGTGAGTTTGTCCAGGACCCACACGACGGCATTGATGACCGGCACGAGTACCATGAGAAGAAGGTTGATGAGAGGCGTCAGCGCGGCGAGGAGGAGACTGATGACCGGAGCGAGCGCGGCGAGGAGTATGGCAACAAGTTGGAGGACCGGCCCGAGGATGTCGGCCATGACCGTCACGAGTTGCGAGATGATCGGAACTAGCGCGAGGATGACATCCATGATCAGCGGGAATAGTTGCTGGGCCAATTCCATGATTATCGGGAGCAACTCCGCAACAATCCCGGTGACCAATTCCATGAACACGTCAAGGAGTTCCTTGATGACCGGCTGGAGTTGCGTCATCGCATCTTCCAGTTGCGCCATCACCGGCTCAAATGAAGCCTTAACCTCATCCCATCCTCCGGCGAGCGTGATCAGCACCGCAATCAGCGCAAGGACAATCGTCACGACTCTCAGAATTGGGTTGGCGTTCATCGCAGAGTTGTAGATCTTTTGAGCGACCGCCATTGACTTTGTAACGCTCGTCATGATAGCGCCGGTCTTGCCAAAGACAGTCTGCGCGCCGCTCGCCAGGAGGATGTTAGTCCGCATCTTCATCGCAGACAAAGCCATCTTGGCAATTGCTGCGGTAAGCAAGGCGGCTCCGGCTCCGCCCGCAACCCAGAGCCCGATTTGTTTCTGAGTCGACTTGTCGAGAGACCCAAACATATTGATCGCCAAGGTTGCCTTGTCGACAAGTTCCTTAATTGCCGGCGTGAAGTTCATCCCAAGGGTGATGGCGGCAGTCTCCAGCGAGCCCTTCATGATTGTAATGGAGCCCGAGAGGTTGTCCAAGCGTCCCGCCGCGACCTCGCCGGCATCGACAGATCCGACGCTGGCGGCCATCTTGTCAAATCCAGCCGCGCCATTCTCGGCTAGGACCGCCGCACCACGGATGGCGTCAGATCCAAACAGGGTGGTTAGGGTCGCTTGCTGCTGCTGCTTGGTCATTCCGGCGAGCGAGTCCTGGAGGACTTGAGAGACCTCCGACATGGACTTCATGCTGCCCTCGGCGTCATAGAACTGGTTGGCACCGTCTGCGGTGATCAGCCCGAGTTCCTTCATCAAATCCTTGGCCTTGGCAGACTCCGGGTTGAGCCTCAAGAACATCGACTTGAGCGAGGTTCCCGCGTCGCCTCCCTTGATACCCGCGTTACCCATTAGGGCAATCGCAACCGCCGTGTCATCAAACGATGCTCCAGCAAGGTTTGCGACCGCGCCGACTTGGGTCAGCGACTTCCCAAAGTTGTTCACGTTGATTGCGGAGGAGTTCGCCGCGCCGGAGATCTTGTTGGCGACGTTCGCCATGTCCTCGGCGGTCAAGCCGAATTGGTTCATGGCATTGGACGCGATTGTCGCCGCGTCGGACAACTCCACCTCGCCCGCCGCCGCGAGCGCGACGGTGGCGTCAGCCGCGCCGTTCATGATGTCATCAAGCGACAGACCGGCCTTGGCGAGATCCTCCATGGCGCCCGCCGCATCACCCGCGCCATACGCGGTGTCACGACCAATCTGTAGCGCCTTCTCCGAGATTGCCGCCATGGCTTCCTCGGTCCCGCCCGATACTGCCTGGATAGCGGAGAGCCGGAACTCAAAGTCAGACGCGGCCTTGATGGCCAAGCCGAATGCCGCCGCGAGAGCGGCACCGGCTATGGCGGCTGTAGTGGCAATCCCGGAGAGCGCCGGGCCAAGGTCCCTCTTGACCTTCCCGCCCGCCTGGGATGCTTGCCTCCCGAATGTATCCATCCCTGCCGCGCCTCTTTTGAGGCCAGAGGTGTCGGCGTCAATTACAATCTTGCCTTTTGCCTCGCCAAGATCAGCCATGGCGCATCACCTCCGGGGTCTCATGGCCAACGCAGGGTCGGCATACCTTCCTTTGCTCGCTGATGTTTCCGGCCCGTCGGCAGAGGTGAGCCATTTGGACAACTCGCGGTCCACACGGCGCTCGGCTTCCTTTTGCTTCTTTGCGGAGCGAGCAGTCAATTGGAGTTTCGACTCCAGCGCATTCCCAAAGGTCTGCACCGCGCGGTCGAAACTCCATGCCGTCAACTCCTCATCGATTCCATACAGGCTACTCGGTCTGATCCTCATCTGCTTGGCCAGCGAGAATGCCTCCCAAAGCAGTCTTGGACTCCTTGCGAAACTTCGCCAAGTCGGCAGAGCCTCCGACAACGTATTGCATAATGAACATCTTGTCCATTTCGTCAACATAGTCGACATAGGCGCGATCCTCCCGGAGGTCATCCGGGTCCTCCAGCGGCGCATCCTCGTGCTCGGCGTTGTAGGCGTCAAGGTCCTCCTGCGTAGGGACCGGGAGCAACCGGGGCTCGCGCACGACGTGCACGGCGATCTTGTCGACCATCGTGAACATCTTGGCGACCGCTTCCGGATCTGCCATGAATCCCTTGCCCGCCGCGTCGGCCTTCTTGCCTTCCGCCTTCGGGATGGTCTCTGACTGGACAATCCCGGTGAGCGTGTCAAGGCTCTCCAAGATCCCAGCCTTCATCAAGCCCTGGACCCCGGGCCGGATAACGCCAATTGTCGATCCGGAAGGGACCTTGAGTTGGATGATGAACTTCTGGCGGCCAAATCCTTGCGAGCCGCTTGTGTTTTTGTTCTTGTTCTTCTTCGCTCCACCCTTTGGGGCAGAATCAGTAGCAGGCATCCTAGTGCTCCTTTCACGCTACCTTTGTGAACTAAACGCTTGCGACAGGTGCCGCAACGTTGTTCACGAAATCGTACAACTTGTCGTCGGCATCACCGATGCCGAGGCCGGAAGCCGACGTCAGGAAGAAGTCGCCATCCGTGAACTCGCCGGAGAGATCTCCGGTGGCCTTTGCCTTGTAGATGATGCAGTGGACGTCGCCGCCGCTGTCGGAGATTGCTTGGCCCTCAATCTTGAACCAGGGCCTTGCATCCGTCGACTTCTTGGCGTAGGTGACCACGGTGTCCGGAGCGGTTCCGGTCTCGGTGACCTCGCCGCCCGCCATGAGTTGGAACGCCTCAAACGGGAGTCCGCCAGACTCCATGTCCCACTCAACGGTGGGTCCGGAGCCGTGCTGTGCGACCACGCGGTCATCGCCTCGGAGTTCCTGAAAGTCCTCCACCTCGGAGAATGAGAGCGTTCTTGCGTTGGGGAGGTCGATTCCGGCCACATCCAGAATCGTACCGGCCATATCGGTGTATGCCGTCAACTTGATGTCGCGGAGACCGTAAGGCAGTGGAGTTCCCATGTCGTTTATTCCTTCCTGCTATTTGGATTTTTGTACTTGACCGTGGAGATCATTTCACCGCTCTTGATGTCAATCCGGTGAAGGACAACCACGCCTCGCCGAGCCCCGCAAAAGCGCGAGTCACACTTGACCTCAAACAGAGAGTCAGATAGCATGACGCCGTGCTTCTTTGAGGAGCAGCGGAGTTCCATATCAGACCCGCGTGAATCCGGCGTGCTCTGCGAGCGCGTCGCCGACCGAGGGACCGCCCATGTCCTCATCCGAGATGAAGAACTTATTGGCGCGGTTCCATTCCAGATCCTTGGAGACTCCCTTGAGCCCAAGCGCCTCCAGGTTTGCGGCGGTCATTACGCGCCGGGTGGCAACTCCCTTCCAACTGATCCCGCGAGCCTCGCTGACGGTCGCCTTTGGTGCTTCCGCCTTTGGGGCTTCTGACTTCTTCTCAGCCATTTCCATTCCTCTCTCTTGGTTTGATCCTACCCGTTACACGCCCCGGGCCACAGCAAGCGCCCGGAACGGGATGACGAGAGAATTGAACCCGTCATCAAACATGTCGCGACCTCGCCCGAGCGCGTTGCCCCGGATCTCCACCGCCAAGATAATCCCATTATCCACCGCTTGACCAGAGATGGCGTTGACAACAGATAGCGCGCGGTGCCCGATATCCTCCGCGCCGGTGATGTCGCCTTCTCCGCCATAGCACCAGATCTCAAACGGCCTGCGGGTGATATCGGCGATCCCTAGCAGCGTATCGGTCCACCGCAGAACGATGAACGGGAACACGGTCGGCGAGTCCATCGTGTCAGCCTGGTACACGGCATTCAGAGGGAGCCCGAGAGCCCGCAGGATGGCGTCGGTGTTGAGCGCCTCGGCGATAGTCTCGCGAACGTTACTCACAGTTTGCCTCCCGGGAACATAGCGTTGAGGATGTCCGCCGCCGACTCAAAGTACAGAGGAGCCTCGTGCTCAATTGTCGGGACGATGATCGCGTAACGTCCGGCCCATCGGATCTCAAGCCAGATGCCGTAATTCATCTTGTGGTACAACTCAATCTGCCAATTGCCGGCTGCGGGGTTGGACCGCGTTGACACATCCAGACCTTCTCTGGCATTGCCGGTTATGTCATTCCAAGGAGCGTTGAGCCGCGCATAGCGTACCGCTGCTTGTCCGTGGAATTTGGTGATCTTGTCCATGTACAAGAGCGCCTTGACTTTGGCAGCCCCGAGCGACGGCGAGATCTCATCGGATGTCCAATGGAATCCGCTCCGCGTTGACATCATGCTTCTGGCCATCAGCCATACTCCACAACTAGGCCACGGACCTCATAGTGGTTGAACCGAATTACATCAGCGACTTCCCATTGGCGGCCCGTCGCTCCCTGCCAGTGGTCGCCCGGCTCCATGTCGGCATCGTAAGTGCCGAGGAGCCAGAAATGGACCTCACGCACCGAGCCGTCTTGAGCGCGGAAGGTTGGAGGGTTTGAGCGGCTCCCGAGTTCGATGATGCGGAGGCTCTGCGGCAAACGCGGGATGGCATCCTCATCCCTCCACCCGCCCGACGGGATGCGGACTTTGCCGACCTTCGGGATGAGCGTGACGGCGGTCGGATTCTCGGCGATGAACGCGATGGTGTTCGCTCTGTGGATGGCGAGTTCGGTGGCGTCCATTTCAGTACCGGGTGGCGAGCCTCGTGCGACTTGCGGCGGTCTGGATCTCGCCGCCAGCCGGTCCTGCATAGCGCGCCGCCTGTGCGAGGTAGTTGGTGTGGACCTCGGACATCTTCCGCGAGGAGCCGCCCTCCGAGATATCCACGAGGTGAGCGACCTTTGCGGCCTCGCCTTCCCACCATTGAGAGGCGGCGAGCCGGGAGGAGCCGGAGGCGTCAACCATGGCGCCGAGAGTCTCATCAGTCCAAGGCTCGGTGTTGGTCTCTTGGTTGATGTAGCGCCTCAGGGCAAGGATCTCTGCTGCAGTCGCCATTTCATCCTTCCTTCTGCCAGCGGTTCCCGGACCGAGCCCGCCTCAGCAGAGGCTCGGGCCGGGAGGTGCTAGGCGTCTGTGTCATCCTCGGCGGTGGCGTCATCCGCCTCCAAGGCGGCGATGAGGTCGACCTTCCGCTCGGAAGCGGGNTCAATCTGGTCATCCTCGTCCATCTGCTCGTTGCGGGCTCGGATCTCGGCCTTGAGTCCGGCAACATTCCAGTCCTCATAGGTCTCATCCTCCGGCCCGTCCTGTGTGCTCTCGCCACTCGGAGTGGCATTCCCGGTAGGCGAGGAGCCCTCAGGGGTCTCCGGCACAGGAGAAGCCATCTCAGAGCCGTCCTCGGCCTCATAGGTGACGGTCTCGCCGGTCGCGCGCTGGTAGCGGTCCACGAGCCAGGGGCGGCTCGCCGCGTAACGCGCATCAGAGGGGCTGAGCGGACTGGTGAAATCAATTTCTCTTGACATGTTCCTACTCCTTGGTGGGAGGACCGGAGCGAGCGCCAAGGAGAGGCATTGCCCGCCCGCTCCGGTCCGGCTTGTTAGATGTCGTACAGGGTCGGCGCGGCGTAAGCGCCCACCGTGATTTGCATGACGACCGAGCCACCACGGTGACGGATACCCGTGCCGGCACCGCGCTGGTAGAAGGAATCCACCAGAGGGTAATCGTTGTCAGCACCCTTCACGAGGCGCAAGCCTCGCAAAGAGGTGTTCGCGTGCTCGCGGATGCCGACCGGGTTGGCGAGGTTGTCGCGGCCTCCGGTAGCAATCGCGGTCATGTAGCCGACCGGGAACAAGTCATCTTCCACGATGAGGGCTTCACCGTAGGAGCCGATGACGTTGAGACCCTTGTACATGGAAGCGGGCTGACCACCGGACACAGACTGGCCAGGCTCCAAAATCAGAGCCGTGGCATTCGCCTGCGAGGGGATGAAGTCAAACTTGTCCGCATTCGCGATCCGGAACCCTGTGACCACCGAGCCCTCCGAGGAGTTCATGGCGATCACCTGCTGCAGCCCGTTGACCTTGGAGTAACCGTGGTGGCGGAGGTGCTCCATCATGGCGTCCAGGTCGCCCGAGTCGACCGTGGCGGCTCCGCTCGCGAGGTAGTGCGAGTGAGTACCGTCAAACGTGTTCGACTTGAACGCAGGCGGAACAGTTCCGTCATTGTTGTACAAGGCGTACACGTTCACGTCCTGGCCGGAGATCTCGGCGGTGCGGTTGACCGGGTTGAACAGGGACTTCATGACCAACTTAAACAGCAGTTGGTTGTCGGCCTCCAGAGCCGCCGCGTGAAGCGCCTCAACCTGAGCAGATTCTGCCTCAGCGAGGAACCGCCACGTGTAGCGGATGGCCAGGTCATACCACTGGAAGTCATACCCCATGTTGAAGGAACTCGGGGTCTGACGGATGCCGCGCGGCTCGCCGTACTCAGAGGCACGCTCAAACGCCGCGCCGGAGAGTTGGGTGACCTGTTCGATGTTCTTGGTCACGCCAAAGGAGAGGAATGACACGATGGCCGTTCGCTCCGCGTTGCCGATGGCGATGGTGTCCTGGAACTCGGCCCACATCGCGTTGTAGTCGACCCCATCAAGGGTCTGGTTCACGAGCACGTCAGACTGCTGGTTAAAGCCGCCCTCAGATCCGTGAAGGTTCGGGAGGATCATGCCGCCCGGAAGGGTGATGAGGTTGCTCATTTCCGGTTCCTCCTAGAATCCGGTCAGCACGAGTCGGTCGGCCTCAACGGTGAAGCCGGTCGCGACGTTAGCCGTGGCCACTTCCGTGAGAGCGCCCGTGGTCGCGTCAACGTAGATGTCCGTACCAGCCGAGAGCCCGACAACGTCGACCAACTCGCCGTGGCGAATGATGTCAACGGGATCTCCCTGGGTGGCCGCGTACTTGTTCGGGACCAAGATCCCGATGATGGCCGTCTGACCGCCTCCGCCAACCACGACAAGGCCCGAGGCGTTGAGTGAAACGCCTACAGGAATGCCATAGTCGGCGGGTGCGATATCGGCGCTGAGGATTGCGCGGGTGACGCCGATGGCGCTATCCGTCTTGTCCACACGAGCCATTATTGCTCCTGCCTTCCGTGATGTATTGGGGAGCGACTAGCGCCGCAGCCCCGGGTACTTGGATGTGTACTTGCGCTTGCGCTCGGCATCGCCCGACTTTTGCTGATTGGTCTTGGAGCCGCTCGGGCTCCCGGACTTCTTCGGCGCGGTCTTGGTCTTGGCCTCACGCAGGAGCCATGGGGAAGCCTTGGCCAACTTCTCAAGGGCAAGATCCAGGCCGTGAACGCTTCCATCCTCATCGATCTCTACACCTTTGAGATCGGCGAGCCGGAGCGCCGCGCTGGCGTCCTGCCACTCGTGTCCGTTGTCCTTCAGGAATGCGTTTTCCAGAGCCATGTCGTGCACTCGGTCGCGCAGCCCGTTCGCTTCTTCCGTGAGAGTCGCAAGGGCTTGCTTGGCTTCGGGCTCGCCGGCACCGCTCGCTTTGAGCGCCGCCAATTCACCTTCAGCCTTCTCCGCCCGCTTCTCCGCAGCAACACGCTTGTCAGCGTTCCTGCCGCGCTCCTCTTCCAAATTGGTAATGGTCCGCTTCAACTT